GTTGACGGACCTCCCAACCATCCAACACTTACGGCATAACGAACAGCGTAGTGTCGTGTTCCAAAGCCGTGAGACGGTAGACAGGCTGGCCGTTGGCCTTCGCAACGCGAAACGGTGTGCCAAATACGTTGATGACGTATTGGTTTTGCTTGCTAGTGCGGAAGTCAAGTGGCTTGCTGTCCAAGTCAACCGGCTCTACCAAAAGACTGACCAGGTCAGCCTTCGAGAGGGAATTGATGATTGAGGCCACGACGTAGTCGCGGCGTGCACGTCCTGCACGCATCTTAGCCGGTGAGTTCTTAGTCCAACGAGTGGACATCGGAACGTTGCCAGCCAAGAAACGCGAGAACATTGGTTGTCGGGTTTTCGAGGAGTGCCTCCCCGTATCTTTCAGCGTGTATGTGTTCGTGCTGTATGTTGACGTGTGTATGGTGGCCTAGAGCAACATCAAAGGCGCATACTCCAGAGCTGCCATCGCGGCAGATCCGGCGTAGCCCATGGCTGCGTCCGCCGCCGCTTCCAAACCGCCAGATGCCAATACGGCGGCGCCGCCGCCGGCAACTCCTGCAACCTCCTCAACACCGTGGCCAGAATTGTGAGCAGCGTCCATGAAGGAGTGCCACAACCCAGGAGAGGTGGGGGGATGGAGAGTGCCAGCAGCATGCATGGGGTTGAAGGGCGAAACGCGGACACGCCACTCAACGGCGATAGTCACGTTGAGCTCGGCTGCGTTAGGGTTGATAATGTATATCGGGTTGAAGCCTGCAAAATTGTTGCCACTGCTCCAGTATGTTTTGGCGGCGCTATCCGCACCGGGCGAAATCACCTCAAAGTCCTGCAACTCGTTGACATTTGAAGGCACAGCGTTAGTCTGCACAGCGCCCAGTGCTAGTTTGGCAACTGGGATGGTGCGAGGCTCACTGTAACTCAAAAGCGAGTCGGCAAGGTCCTGACCAGTACGGGTGTCCGCAGTGTTAGGATTCGAGAGGGTGCCTTTGGTGCGTCCGATGTGAACGATGCCCGCAGCATTCGTCAGTGAGGCTGGTGAAATGACCTGAACTGAGAACGCCGACGGGACACATTCGAAAAATCCGCCAACGTCCACACCCGGGCTGGGAACCGTTTTGAATTTCCAGCTTGTCCCGTAGATCGCGTCCGTGGCTGTCGGCATTGTCAAACCCACATAGTTAGACCAATCGTCAGAGTTCTGAAGAGATGATGCTAATTTCTGCGGAGCGTACAGCTGCAAGAAGTCGCTGGTCACGATGTTACGACGCGTAGTGACAGTAAGGTAGGGGCCTGCCGAAATCGGAAGTGGCAGGTGTACCTTGCTGAACGCGTTGAGACCGTGTTTCACGACGTGTTGGAGCCTCGCGGCCTGTCCGTTCCCCGGACGGCCGCCAGTACGTCGCGAACGAATCGTTCGAGGCGCTCTAGCAGCTGGCCGACGCTTGCGGATGCTGACACGCACGCCTGTGTTACGCTTAGATCGTGCGGTGGTTCTACGGGCGGGCATGCCTGTGGTGTGTGTGTGTTGTGTGGAAACGTCAGTATGTATGTGTGCTGAAATTTGCAGGGCCCACCCGCCCTCCAGAACACTCAGACCCGACAGGTCCGATTACTCGCGTCCGACGGCATCCCCTACGACAATCAGGGACGGGTCGGCGGCCATAGCCTCTGTGATACGGCAGGAGGCTAGGTCTTTCTTGCTTTTGGCTGCATTGAGTGCGGTGATTAGACATTCGGTGTCCAATACGCCGTCCCAACTAGCATTTACAGCGCAAATGCGGTCGGCAACCACCTTCACACATATGTCACGATCGCTCGGATCATATGGGTAGGGACTAGACGTTTCGAGCTTGTACGTCTCGTCGGCGGTTGCCTTCTTCAGGCACTTCGTAAGCCCATAAATGCGCTTAAGTGCCTTGCAGTACTCCCCCACGACTGGGGTGTGAGCATCGGTTACCAGGTAGCCCTCAACCTTATTAGCCAATCCGGCGACAACGTCCTTGTTCACGACAACGGGAATTCGGGCGAGAGCACGGGTTGGCTCACAGATCGAGGTGAGGCTATGTTCAGGATTCACGTACACACGCGACAGCATTACGACAGGTTCGCCCTTGGCCGTGGGCTCAGCAACTTTGATAATCATACCCAAGTCACTGGCCGCGGTTTTCAGGTCAAACTGCGCGTTGGCGAGTCCGTCATCACCGAAGATGACTCCGATGGACTCAAATGCTGCCGTGGGGGTCAGACCAGCGTTGCGTGCTGCGGCGTATTGCGTAAACGCGCCAGACCAGCAGTTGCAATCGGTGGTGTCCGACTTGCCGCTCAAGTTCATGAACCCGGATGCGAATTTCAGACGCTTCCCAAGTTCGGAGAAAAGTGGCAGCTTGATCACGCGGTTGGTGTTGCGAGATAAAGCTGCGTCAATTGCGGCGTGGTGTTCCTTCGAGAAAGCCGAGCGAACGTGGTGGCCATATTGTGCGACGTTGAAGGGCCCATGTGTCCCGTCCATCTTGCTGAAATCCGTATCGCAAGTGGGACCATCGACGGACTTCACGAAGTTAGTCACCGCCTTGGCAGTGTACTCCGGAGTTAAGCCGACGATGTACGGGGTTTTGACGCATGGGTCACCTTCAATCCTCTTTATGGCGTTAGCCTTGTGCCAATCCTTAAGCGCGAAGGTGAAACGCGCGACGGAGATGAGTGTCTCGACCTCGACCGGAAAAATAAGTCGGGAGGGAGCCTTCTTCTTCAGCGCGCCTTCAGTGACTTCCTTCTTCAAGAAAGCCAAGACAGCTTCAAGCTTTTCGGGTGAGAGGCGCAGCTCGTTGGCCAGGTACCGACGTTCTTTGGTCGGCGTATTGGCGAGACGAGTGATTGCCTCCTGACGAGTGAGTGGCGTGAGCTTGCGCTCAGTTGCTGGGAACATCAACGAATTGAACTCCTTCGCATAATCCACATACTTGTCAGGCACTTTGGCCGTGTTCTTCACATCCATGACACGCTCTTTCACAGCGGCTGCGGCATTGTCTGCATGTGCAGTTGCCGCGGCAGCGGGGGTGACAAGAGGTGGGGCAGCTAGGCTAGCAAACGGGGTCCCAGGATCGTTGATGGGACCACGAGTGAAGTTTACGGGATCACTGATTTCAGTGGGCGCACGCGCGGCTTGAGCCAGGATGTACTTCTGACCATCAGTCAGGCGTTCACCGCAGTTCTCAGCTACGCAAGCAACTCCGCCGACACCAGGTGTCTGCGTCACTCCGAGATGGTAGAGAATAGCGTCCCAAGTCGACTGTTTGATAGTGACTTCGGATCCATCTGCAGTGTGCAGACGGGTGCTTACCATGACATCGAGCGTTGCAGGATCAACCGATCTTAGCTGGACAATTGTCTTGTTGGATGTGACGCCGACGCGTTTCAGCTCAGGAATTTTGAAGCCAAAAAGCGACAGCAGTCGTGGTGGGAGACGGCACCGGTAGGCAGGAACCAGGGTGACGATTGCACGGTTTGCCGGGCCAGGAATCACATGGACATGGTACATGTCAAAAGAGAACCAGTGTTTGTAAGCGACAAGGTCAGTACCAAAATCCCATACGAGATGTCGATAAATGGCCCCGCCACACACGTGTTCGTTGTAATTCCCGTCCGAACTGATATACCA